CTCTGTGGGGCGGCCAGCCTTGTCCCAGTTCACGAACGTCCGGAGCGCGTTGTGGAAGTTCATCTCGACGGAGGTCTGCGGGCTCATCGCGGCGAGCAGCGCGGTGAAGCGTGGCGCGTCGGGACCGAAGACGCTGTTGATCGACTTCGCAGCCTTCTCGTACCAGCCTTTCTTCGCCTGACCGGCAAGCGACATAGCAGACACGCCTTCGACGGACGTGGATCCGTGGAACGTGTCGAGCAGGTTGCGGATCGCAGCAGTGCGGTGGGCCGGCGCGCGGTTCTCAATGTCCGAGATCTCGGCCGGCGTCATGTGCGGCTTCACTTCGTTGAACGCCTTGGCTTCGGCGTCGTGCTCGACAGCGGTACGGCCGTCGTGCATCTGGAAGTATTCCGGATTGTATTTGTCCCAGCCCTGTTGTTTCGCTACGCCTTCTTTGCCGGGGCGTACGAACATAGTACCGGTACCGTCATCGTGACGCTGAGCAATCGCATCCTGCCCAGTTTTCTGAGCTAGCGAGTGGCCCTCCGCTTCATTCAGCGGGCTATTGATGTCAGCGACGAGCGTGGGCTCACCGCCGGCCGGATTCTGGATAGAGGTCTTGCCGACATCGACGCCCTGCGACTTGAGCGCAGCTTTCGCGACACGCGCGTCGAGGACGGAGCCGCCCGCCGCCGGGCCGCCGTTAACGTGGAGCCCGATGTTGACCTTCGCAGGGTTACTAGGTTCTTCTGCCGTACCCTTACTAGCTTTTCGTGCTTTGCCTAGATCGCCCACCGCGCCGGCCTGACGGCCGCCACCGATACGCAGACCCAACGGCACCTCAGCTGGTTGCCCTCCGGGACCCATCGCAGCTGGAGTTCCGTTCGCATTGAAGTGATCTTCCATCGTCATGCCGGCAGCTGGACGAACCGCGTTCTTACCGTTCGCAGCACGTAGCGCGCGTGGGCCAACACTGAATACCGGCTCTTTGCTGCCAGCACCTTGCCACGCCACACGTCCGCCGGTGCCGGTCGTCTGATAGGGATGCTCCTGCACGTCGTACCCGAGGTGCTTGAGCACGGCGTAGGTGCCCAGTGCGGGCTTGCTGACCGCATCGTCACTGAGCAGACGGCCACCACGGTCATGTGCGAGCTGGGCCAGTTTCTGTAGACGGGCAACGCCCTCACCGCCGCCGGTAGCTCCGGCGTTGGTCTTAGTGCCGGCGATCTGGATATCGTCGCCTTTGTCAAACGCGCGAGTCTCGCCATTAGCTGAGCGCACCACGTGCGCGCCATCGTCATCGATCTCATGCGTGACCGGCGGCAACTTCTCTGGATTGCCGATGTAGCCGCCCTGCTTCGGGATCCGCTGACCCAGCGGGCGGGTGAAGTCCTTCGGCGGTTTGCCGGAGGCTGGCCCACCGAGTACCTGACGCGCCTTCTCAGATAGGCCGGTCATCTCGCCGATGGTGTTGCCCATCGGGATCAAGTCGGTGATCACACCCTCAGCGGTGCGTCCCAGACGCTGGCGCAGCCAGTGCGAGCCGGTTGTGAACTGAGCGAATGCGCCTTTGTAGCGCTTGTCGAGATCGAGGACATTAGCCGCGTTGCTGACGTTACGGATCTCATGCATCTGATCAGGACTCATCACCGCTGACAGAGTTTCCTGATTGTTACGCAGATACTGATGGGCCCGTCGTGTGTTCCAGCCGCCGCCTTTGGATGCTTCATCCGTCCAGCGCTCGGTGAAATGCGACTGTAGCTGCTGCGCGGCATTGTACGCTTTATCCGTCACCGCTCGGGCAGCCTGATGGTCACCCAGACGATCGAGTATCGTGGATGAATCCTTCATCGTGCCGACGATGTGCCGTACCTGATCTGGGTCCATGCGCTCGATCGTCTTCATGACGTCCGGTGCTTTGACTGGGCGATTCTCCGGTCGCGGCTTACCGGTCGCTGGATCGATATCCTTCGACGCGCCGAGCTGATTGATGCCGTCGCGGTTGTCGAACATCTGGCCTTTGAGCGTCCGCAGGGCGCGAGCGTTCTGATAGGCGCCAGCGGGGAGATCCGCGTCGGCCGCATTCTTAATCGCCTGAGCGAAGCGCGGCGCATTCGGATAGATCGTGTTCGCGTGCTTGCGCAGCTGCTCAACCTGCCATGCGTTCATCGGCGCATGCGGGTTGGTAAGATCAACCCCCATCTTCTGACCGAGCGCAACGGTTGAGGACCGCGCGGAGCCGGCGTTTGCGCTATCGATCAGGGAGTCGTCAGTCAGGACGCCTTTGAGGTTCGAGCCGGGGGTAGCGATGCCGCGCGCCTGTGCATCCTCAGCCGCATAGGCTGCATTGATGTGCTTGTTGAGCGCATCGACCGTCGAGTCGTGCCAGTCCTGATATGCCTTCCCGCGCGCGGTGTCCGCCGATTCGCCAACACCCATCTGGCCGCCGGTCTCGCTGGAGATGCGGCTCGCTTCGCTGTGCAGCGCCTGCCCTTCGGCGGCGATCTGCGCGGTGGCGGTCGGGTCACCGGCCTGCTTGCCGGTCCAATCGCGCCCCTGCGCCTGATAGTCGTTCGTGACGGCCGAGTCGCGTACCTGAGGCAGCGTCGGGGCGCCGCGCTCCACGGCCGCCTGCCGGGCGATCTGCTCCTCGGGGCTGGCCGGGGCAGACTTCAGATCCTGATTGTCCGGAGCCGGGAAGAAGTTCGGGTCATGGACGTCCGGAGGCGGTGCGCCGGCAGCGTCTGGGGCTGCGCTTGGGGTCGCTGGCGGCGTCGGTTGCGGCGGGGCGGCCTCTGGAGTAGGCTCAGCGGCAGGGGCCGGCTGGGCCTTGGGACGAATATGAGGCTTCCCAGCGACCGGGGTACGGGGGGCGCTAGGCTGGGGAGGGGTAGCAGCGGCCGGCGGCTCCTGCGTAGCCTCCGGGGCGACCGCGGCGGGTTTGGGGGCGAATTCCTCGCGCGTAAAGCCGCCGGGGCCCTTTGGGGCGGTCGGCTCGACGCCCGGCGTCGCTTCAGTCGCCGGGAGTTCAGATTTCAGTCCGCGGGCGCCGCCCCCACCGATGAGCATGGGGATCGCATAGAGACCGGCCTTTTCAGCCGCCCCGAGAAGGGGACTGCCGGTCTCTTCGGCGGTCCCTTGCCCAACCTTCTCCGCCAGCTCGCCGGCAGCGTTGGCGACGGGGGCGATGGAGGCGCCTACGGAGGATGTGATATTCTGCCCGGCCTGTGAACGCGGCTGGTACGTCAAGGCGTTCTGTGTGCTCTCTTGGACTGCTGCGGCCGCGGACGGGTCGCCGGTGGCGGCGAGCGTGCCGGCGTATGTGAGGCCGCCACCCAAGGAGGCGGGAATCGTGGACGCGGCATGCAGGCCGGCTTCGGCCAGCCCGCCGACGTTCTTAATCCGATCCGCCCACGTCGGGGCGGATACTTCGGGCGGCGCCCATGACGAGTCAGACACCTCAGGCGGTACCCATGAATCGCTGTCATTGGCGTCCGGAGATGATCCAGAAATAGGCACAACCGTCGGCGGGGGCGGCGCTGGCGCTGCTGATGTGGCGGGGCTGGCGCTGGCGCTCGCTAGGACCGGAGATGACTGCGGCTCTTTGACCGTCGCACCGTAGGAATACGACTGGCTGGGATTGAACGCGCTGTGATCCGGCTGCTTGCCGGGATCCAGACGACGAATGGTGTCATCATCAGCCGGCAGGATGTAGCTAGGCACTTTCAGCTGATTCGCCATGTTGACGTCATCGCTAGAAAAGTGGGTAGAACTGGGACCACTTGGATGCGTGTGGTAGATTCCCTGCAGCTGCCATCCCTGAGGCACCTGCACCGCGGCACCGAAGTGATAGCCATTCGATTGTCCGACCGGCTGCGTGAACGCATACTGGCCGTTCTGCTGATTGAGCAGAACACCGCCGCCCACTTCGTTACTGCCACCCTTCGGGATGGAGCGCAGACCGGCGATGGCCGCCGCCTCGACACTCGGGTAGCTGCCTTTCTCGCCGGCGGCCAACGCGGAAGGGGCCGGTTTGTTTCCCACTTAGTCAACGCCTTTGTGGTGCAGGGCGCCATTCCAATAGAACGGGTCGCCTTGTTTGAGCGCTGCGTGTTGGGCTTGCGTGACGTTCGGCTGTTTGTTTCCTTCCGGCGGGGTAACGATATTGGCGCGCGGGAAAAAGCGAGCGTTCCAGTTCGAGAAATCGCCCGGTTCATATCCGCGATCGGCGTACTGGGTGGCGCGGTTGCCGGAATCTTTCATGTACTGCGCCTGCGTAATCTGGGAGTCGATCAAATTACGCACTTCATTGATGCCCATGTTCTCCAGATTAGGGAACGCCTTTTCAAGGTTTACCTTCACATCAAACACGCCGGGCTTCGAGCCGTATGTCTGCTTCAGGCCAGCAAGAGAACCCTGCACAAGATATTTCGCGGCTTCCTGACGCACAGCAGCGGTGTTGGTGTCCAGTCCCAATGCGGCCGACGCTTTCTGCAACGCGGCGCCGATTGGACCGGTAGCGGGCAGAGAGGTATCGCCAGCTAGGAGTCGCTTCGCCGCATTGAAGTTTTGGAGCGCCTGATCAGACGAAGAGGCTAACTCGGCCCCATAACTGCGGAGTTCCTTCTGCTGCTCCTGATAGTTTTTGACACCCTCTGCTAGCCCAACCTGCGGGAGACCGATCTTGTTTGTCGTGTTCTGCGGGCCGTACTGCGCGGGCTTCGCGTTATCGAGCGCTACCTGCATGCGCTGACCATACTCGGGAGTGCCCACAGGCGGCGCGGTACCGTACTGATCGGCGGCCGGGGTAGTCTGCTGTGCGGTGGCTTTTGCGGTCGCAGCTTTACGCTGCGCCACCTGACCGACCGCGGGTTTACTGGACGCAGGGGCGGCTGGAGTGGTCGCTGTGCCCGGCTGCTGAGGAACCGGTGTCGGCTGATTCGGGACAGAAGGTGTCGGTACGGGAGGACCGCCCGAATCCATGGACTGCGCTGCAGACGACAGTTTACGACGCGCTTGATCCTGCTGAAGCGCGTACTGATCTGGTGTCACCTTGCCACCAAACCCGCCGTACTGCTCAGGGGCGCGCCATCGCGCCATCTTAATGTTGGTACCGCTTACTGTAGGCACTTCGACATCTTCGGCAGCCCACTTCCGGTCGTTGCCCAGCTGCTCAGGAGTCGAACCTAGGTAGACCTGTTTCTGCCCAGTGACTGGCTGTGAGGTTTTCTCATCAATGAGCTGACCGTTCACATCCTTAGTCGGGCGCCCAGAATACAAGTGAGAGACCGATGCACCGTGTTCGAGAAATGCTTTTGCTTCCTCGCGCGCACCATCCGGATCATCCGGGTGATTGGCATTGATCTGCGCGGCCACAGGACTGCCGCCCGGCACGGCGGCTAGGGCGCTCAGTGGGTCAGGGGCCTTAGATGCAGCGCTCCACGTGTCGTACATGTTGCCCATGTTCTGCTGATTCTGCGCGGTCATGGTGTCGATACGCGCTTGACGCTGCGTCTGCAGTGCCTGCAGCTTTGCCTTCGCCATTTCACCAGCCATGCCGGGAAGACCTGACAGCGACGACCACTTATACAGCTGCTGCTGCTCAGCCTGCGTGTACGGCGGCACGTAGTTCGCATTTCGCAGGCCGGTCTCCAGATTAGCGCCATCGTAACCGTATCCGGTACCGGTGTCATCGTCCGTGGAACTTTGTCCGTTGATGGACCGCACAGCGGTCTGGCCGGCAGCGGGATTGCCGGGATTCGCGCCACTCTGGTCAGCGCTGGCTTCGCTGATCGCCTGAAGTGCCATAGGCATCGCCGCCTGTGTCAGGCGGTTCTGCATCGCGGCGGCCTGCGCCTGCTGATTGGTCAGATTCGCGGACGCACTGGCCTGCCCCTGTTGAGCCTGCGACAAACCGAAATTGATGAACGGGATTGATGCGACATCTGCCATGTGTTTATTCCACTCTCGTCATGTTAGCTTTCCGAAACACGGGCGGTGCTCTCGCGGCCGATGCCGCCGCCGCCGTCGGGTGTGCTTAGCGTTGTGCTCCACGTAGCTGGGTTATCGACCGCTGCTTTCTGCAGTGCCGCCATATTGACGTCATCCATCGCGTACTCGTACTGTTGCGAGCCGGGCCCGTAACCCTGCTGAATTACTTTCTGTAGCGCCTGATTAGACGTGCCGACAAAAGTCTGCGCGTTGCCCATCGCGTCCTCTGCGTTGTACTGAGAGTGATCGGCTAGCGCTTCCATGCCCATGAACGCCGCTGCTACTGGGGCGGCTACGCCTGCAAATGCGCCGATGGCCGAGGCGGCTCCGGCGGCAGCGCCGCTACCCATGAGTCCCGCATTAGCTGCGGCGCCAGCGAGCTGTGCGCCGCTAAGCGCGGCGTTCACGCCGCCTTCTACGCCACCCTGTTTGATGCCATTGTATAAGCCAAGCACATCACCGGCTGCTCCGAGCGCGGCGCTGGATCCTGCTGGCAACGCGCCGGCTTTAGCCGCCAGTGATCCGGCGCTCAACGCCGCCTGCGCGTCGCCGGATACTCCGCCTTTCTGCAAGCCAGCGTATATGCCATACGCGGAGCCGAGGACGCTAGCTACGCTGCCGAGTGACGGCGCACTAGAAGACGCCCCAGCCACTCCGCTAGGATTCGAAGTCAGTGAGCCGCTTGAATCAGGACTAGCGGGGGTTGCGGCCCCCGACGCTAGCCCGTTAGAAAATCCGAAGAGTAGTCCAGAGACGGAGTATCGGCCGTCAGGTTCGACAGACTCATATTGCCGTACTGGAGCGTCGATGGATCGACATACCCACTCGGGGTAGAGCCGGTAGAGACATACGGACTATAGTCGGTGCCGCCGAAACTGCCCGGCGTAAACCCATTCGCGTATTCTCCGTTTGTGCCTGCGCCCGCGTAAAATTGAGAGTCGGGGCTGTACGCTGTGCTGCCAGTTGTCGAGGAACCGCCACCTAACGCACCGCCTAGCATCTTGATTCCGCTGCCTAACAGTCCGGCTAGACCGCCGCTCGCGCCGGCCACGCCGGTGCCGTTCGCGGTGCCCGCGCCGTAAGCGTTGCCGCCGAGGCCGCCGGAGATTGTCTGCCCCATGCCCGTGTACATACCGGCCTGAGCCATGCCGGAGTTCATGCCGAGCTGTTCGATGTTGCCAGCCGTCTGCAGGTTCGCGCCCGTGAGCGTCTGATTCGCCGACGCACCGAGTCCCGCCGCCTGCTGCAGCTGACCGATGTATGTGTTATAATCCTGCATCGCGGTGCCGGTGACCTGATTGCCGATCATCGCGGCCGTACCGGAATTCCCGGCGTTGCCCATTGCAGCAGCCTGACGTTCCGCTGACTGCACGCCCATCTGCTGCGCGAACTGATAGCCGGGCATGTTCATGAAAGCTGAATAGTCCGGTGTCCCGCCGCTGCCCGTGCCGTTGAGCATGGTGTTCAGCGAATTCATCGAGCTATTACCAAGCGACGTCTGCGCGCCGTACAGGGAGTTGATATTCCCCATGGCGGTCGTGGCCGTGTTCATGCCAGACGTCGCGGCGCTGCTGATCGCTTCCCCCGCGTTCTGCTGGCCGTAGAGCTGAGCGCCGGTACCCAGTAGCGACCCGATAGTGCCGCTATTGCTGTTTAAAAAATTGCCGATGGAAGTCAGGTCCATTACGTGGGTCCGTTATTGTTGCCGTACAGATGCTGCATCACGCCCGGATGCATGAGACCAGCCTGTGTCAGGCGCGTCATCGTATCGCGCGGCATGGCGCGGAGTGCCGCGGTCGCCTGCGGATGCAGATTGGCCATGATCTGCTGGATTGTATTTTGCTGTCCCGAATTCGCGACGCTTGGATTAGATTTCGGCTGCCCGAGATTAGTGGCACCCTGCTGCATCTGCTGTTGATTCAGCGGCGCCTGAGGCGGCTGCTGAGGCAGATTGAGGAACGGCATCGCGCCCGGGCGAGCGCCCGGCATTGGATTAGCCGGAGCGTTTGTCGTCCCGACTGCTGGCGGCGCGCGTAACGCGGTTCCAGACGAGCCGAGTGCGGAGGCGAGATTGCCGAACATCTGTTATTTACCTGTTAGTGCGTCGCGGTCGGCGTAACACTTGCCGAGGTCGTCTCGTGCGTCACGCAGTGCTGAAGCGAGTTCTTCAGACACGTATCCCAGTCCGACAAGGCTTGATCCCCCGGAATCGGGCGGTGAGCCGGGGCCGGCGGTACCACCCAATGTGGCGCTTCCACTACCTTGGGCGGCGAGCTGGCGCAGCCGCTGCAGATCAGCAGCATGCACAGTACTGTCAGCTTGGAGTTGGTGTTCATAGTTGTCCTCTGTGGCCGCCTCACGGTCGGCGTAGTCCTTCGCCTGCGCGGCCAGACGAGCCTGCGCAGACGCCTCAACCTTCGCGCTCTCTGCTGCAACAGCAGCGCGCTCATGCGCCACGGCCGCGTTTTCCAGTCGGTCAACGTGGACATTGTAGAAAATTAAAAGAGCCGCTACCGCACCGGCCCAAAACCAATCACGGAACGGCACGAGTTTCAACAATAGGGCTGGCATCAGTCTACGTCCTTTATCTTGTCATCTCGTTGCGTGAACCAGTGATACAAACCAAGGATGGTAGGTACCGCCGTGCAACCCGAGCCGACAACGATTGCGTTGTCAAAGTGCTTCCACATCAAGAACAGGATGGTGTCCACAGCGAGTCCGACGTGGAACATGATCACCCAGTCTTTAAGTTCCTGCCTCGCCATCGTACTCACCCTTCAAGAACTGGTCAGCGATACGCGTGGCGCGCTTCGGTTTGCCGTCTGGGAATGTGCCGACACCGACCTGCGTCGCCCAGAGGCTGTTGAGCAATTCGTCGTGGACTTTCTGCCAATCCTGCGCTTCGATGGCGGCGCGAGCGTGGACAAACTGCCCCCACTTCCCGGCCATGTTGAATGCGATCTCGCAGAGGCCGTTGACGCGCGCCTGCGTATCGCACTTCGGATACTCAGCCCACTTCTTCGCGAGCGCGATCGCGTCCAGAAGGTCGCGATTGAACCAGCTGTCACTGGTTGATTGGATGATAGTGAACCCGGCCCATGATCGGCCCGGGGCCGCTGGCGGCATCAGATGGCCGCGGCCGCACGTCCAATTACCCAGCGTGTCCGCGTACGCAACAAGCTCATTTTTCTCGGACGCATCAATGTCGGCCGCTAGGCGCCGATCAATCGACGGATCGAGGAAACTGTAGTCAGTCACCCTTCCGCGCTCCGACGGCCAGCGAGATGCGCGTAAGCTGATCGCTCATCGCAAGAAAGTGTGCGTCCAACTTCGCGTCCAGCGTTTTGTTCTCGTCGGCCAGCTGAGCGAACCGCTCTTTGTCGGCCTTGACATGCGCGTTGAACACGTAGCCTACGACGGTGGCGAACGACGCCACAAGGCCGTGGGGGATGTAATCGGTAAGTGACATGGCTTACTGCTTCGGTGGAAGGCCGTTGAACGGGACACCCTGCGGAGCCCCCGGCTGAGGAACATGCTGCTGCATGAATGTATAAGCCTCGACCCACGCAAGCGCTTCCATCCCTTCGGACTTCACGCGACGCAGGAATTCGAGGATGTTGGCCGCGATGTGCGGCGGAATTGGATTGATTTTCACTTCGGCCTTCACGCCCTGTTTGGCAGCCTCTGCCATGATGTGGGCGGCGAGCCGCTGGTTCTGGTCTCCGGCCGGGGCCGGAGTCTGGTTTTCGTCACTCATGATGTCTCACCTTTATGATGCGGTCAGATCGCTGGGCGCTGGCCAGACCGGTGGCGTCAGCGTCTGTCCCGTCGTCACTACGATGACGGGCGGCGGAAGTGTTACGGACACGGCATTCGACTGCGGTCCGATCGCGCCAGCTCCAACAAGAGCGACGCTGTATTGATGCGCGGCGCCATCAGATGGCAACGCGACACCTTTATCTAGTTGCGTGAGGTTTACGCTGTACAGGCCGGCGCCAATATACGGCGCTTGATTCACCAACGAGCACAGTACATTGCCGTCTACAAACAAAAGCCAGTACTCAGGCGTCTGCGCAGGAGCGGCGGCTAGTGTCCAAGTGATCGTACTCATGCTGTCTCGCCTTTACTTGAGCGCATAGATGAACGTCCAACCTGATGTTAATCCCTTCGTTCCAGATGCGGTAAAATTAGCTGCTCCGAACGTGATGGGGAATGCGCCCGATGCTTTAAGAAACGTTATGGTACTGGACCCCGATAAAATTTCGGCGCAGCCCAACTGACCTGTAACGGAGTTGTCTTCGATAGCGAAGCTAGGAAGTATGTTTTCAGAAACTCCGCTGTTGCTCGGCTGCAATTCTGCGGGTACGCCCGTAAACGATAGCCCCGTCGTGTTGGATGTACCGGTGAGCGCGTTGCCTTGCCCGAGGTACATGATCACGATATTTCCCATGCGTGCCCAGTTGATGGTCGCCGTGGGGGCAGTTCCAGAGAAGCCAACTCCGGTGGCTGTAAAACTGCCGGTATCCGGAGTCATGTCAACCATCGCGCCGGCGGTCGGACCGCGGCCAAGAATCTGCGGTGTCGGGGTCCACTCCAACACTGGAGTGAATCCTGCCACAGAATTCGTCAAAGATGCGTTATAGCCGAGCGCCCAAACTTGACTGGACGGGTTAGCAATAACACCGTAATCCACTCCGACGGAATCCAAAACAATCTGCTGGATTCCGGTGCCGGCAACATAGAGATATCCGCTCGACAGCTGAATAGCCGGATTGCTGCCGTTTGCATTGACTGTCAGTGCCGGCGTGGCGCTGGTCGGCGCCGAGATTGTCACCGGTCCCGGTAGCGTTACTGGGGCACCGAAGCCAATCGTCGCGTAGGGGCTGGCGATTGTGCCGCTGACTACAATGCCGCCGCTGCCAACCGCATTGCGTACGTCCGCGCCGGTCAGCTGGTTGTTGATGAAGCTGCGCATCCACGTCGGATCCCATGTCTGGGGGATCGATAGCGTGCTCGCATTCGTAATGCCCGGCTTGGAGATCAGCGCGGCCATTACCACTTCCCGGGTTCGATGTCTGCCTCAAGTGCCACGGTGAACGTCGGCGACGCGTCCGTGATGCGCACCATGAACACGAGGCTGTAGTACTGCCCCAAGTTCCACCAAATCGCACGGTTGTCTGTATCGCCCGGCAGTCCGAGCGTCTGAGTATCGTCGCCCGAGACGTCGTAGGTCTGGCCCCAGTTGCTCGACAGCAGCAGGCTGACCTTCGGCGCGATGCCCGGATTTGGGCCGGCGCCGGCCGTGACTACCGCCTCAAGGCGGCGGAACACGATACGATTGTTGGCGTTGTAGACTGGCTGCGTCGTGATTGCGCACACCACTGGCGTGTTCGCGTTGCCGAATTCTGTCTGTACCTGATCATCGAGATAGCCGATCTGGCCGCTCTCGCTGTCGCCGATCAGCTGCTTGCCGAACGCGTTCAGGTAGCTCAGCGCACGGTACTGCACGTCCTGACCGTTGATCACAGAGCACAGGCTGAACCACTGCTGCGTCACGGTATCGTACGCCAGCGTGATCCCCTGCATCGGGATCGTCAGGATATAGAACGGATGACCGGCCCATGTCGGGCAGCCTGCGGGCGATGACAGCGCGTAGCAACCCACGAGGTTGCCCTGCTTGTTCGCATTCAGTAATACCGCCTCGATGGCGGCCGTCGAGATGCGCGCGGGAGTCTGTCCCTCGCGGCGCCGGACGGTCAAGTCGTTCGCTACCCAGATGAACGTATTATCTTGGTTAGCGATCGTGTAAGGGCATTGCGGATGGACGCCGTACGGCATGTACGTATCAGCCGCCGCACTGAATGGCGAACCCACCGAGTTGCCGGTATTAACGAAACCTTCGGTCGAGCGCGATCCAAACAACAGAATCTCGCGGTGATCTACACCCATCCCGTAGAATGGGTCGGTGCCGAATTGGCGTGAAAAGCTGGCGGCTGTCGTGAAAGTAATCTGCCCCGCGCCCGACACCTGACGTCCATCGTCATTGAAGAAGGTGTAGCTGCCGTTGCCGTTGTTATTGTTCGCGAGGAACACGATGTACGTGTCCACGAACCAACAGTCGATCGCGCCGCCGAGCGTCAGGAAGAACGAGTTCGTCAGCTGCTGGAACCCGCCTCCGCCTGTCATCGGCGTGTACGTGTAACACGTGTCCGTACCCGGCACGAGGATCACGAGGCACGCGCCATTGTCCGTCATCCGCACGAAGCCAGTGCCGGTGATACCGCTGTTCGAACCCGGTACGATAGTGAAGACGCCGCTGGCGCTCACCGTAAACAGATCGAACCCAATCACCGCGTACACAATGCCAGCCATCTCCCACATGCCGCGGATCGGGTTAGTGAACCCAGATGGGGTGAATGTGGAGATGCCCGGCCAGCGCCGTAACGAAGCCGGGTTCTGACTGAATTCGTCGTCTGGCTGGGTCTGCTGCGCCAGCTCAGGGTAGCACCCGATCAGCCGTTTACTTCCTGCTCGCAAGTCGGGAAGTTGATACGTCGCGAGAGGTACGGGGATCGTTTGCGGTGCCATGGGTTACAGGAAGTTAGGTCCACCCCATGGGCCGCCCTGTGGGCGGGAAAGCTCGCCGAGATCGCACTCAGTCCGCTTCAGGTAGCGCTTGTTCATGCGCCGGAGAGATGAACGAATCTGACCACCGAGAGTGGTGATGTCGTAGATGTCGTTCGGATTGTCAGGGATCGTGATACCGTATCGCATCGCGATCCACGCAGCCAGCAAGTACTTGACGTCCGCGATGTCGGAGTCATTGAGCGGCGCGAGGTTGTTAAGCATGGCAACTGTTTGTGGGAACCAGCCAATGTTCCCCCATCCATCCCGTATCTGGGTGGCGAGGTTGTCATTGAGGATCGTCAGGCCGTTCGCGCTCTGCGTCGGCGTGGGCTGTCGCCCTTCGCGCACAACTCCGAGCAGCTGATACGATTCCGTGATGATCGACTGATTGGTTGCTACCGTAGCCACAGTTACCTCAAAATAGGTGGCCGTCTTTCCGGCCTGTCAACTCTACCCGAGTAGGGGACTCTCTCCGGGTGAGGGCGGGAGAGTCTTTTTTATTACTGAACGCGAACCCACGTACGCGGGTTAACCGCTGCACCCGAAGCCGGCTGGAAGCCGTTCAGAGTGTAACGATAACGCAACGTGGAGGCCGCGGAGCCAGCACCGGTAGACGCCACCGGAGTGAACGTGCCAGTCTGAGCGCCGATGAGGCCAGCGGCGAGCGAGTCGCCGGTATTCG